ATATAGGGTATGCAAATTTCTCATCTATTCCTTTTGCTCTACACCAAACCTTTATAGCTTCTAATCCTTGCTTAAAAGTTCCTTGTTTAGCACCTTTAAAACTATTTGCCATTTCTTTAAACTCGGCAGGAACATTAACCTTTGTTCCCGTTCCAAACTCCATATAAGCACCATATAATTCATTAACAGTCACTTTTCTTTGTAATGGTTTTGGCTTACTATGTGAAATACTTTGAGCCAATTTACCAAAGTTTTTAGGAGCTAATTTCTTTGCGTCACCTTCAATCTGAAACGCTATAGCTTCGGTTTCTGCATCAATCATTTTATCAGCATCTTTACCAAAATCACGTAGTTTTGATATCGTTTCAGATAAGCCTTTAATTTCCATTAGCCTTTTCTAAACGTTCTAATTTCTTTTTATTAAACAATTTATCATAAGCATCGCATATTTGCTTAGATGTTAAATTGAATATAGCGCCTGTATTTTCTTTTTTAGTTTCCATTTGCTGTTATATTAGTTTCTCTAAATAATTCGTCATTGTATCGAATATCATTCACAACATACTTTTTTGAACGGTACATTATAAATAAATTATCAATATTGCTTGGAGTTATTTTATCAGTTGAACGTATTTTAAAACTATAGTTATTTTTAATATCACTCGCTCCTACTTGTGTATCTCTAAAAGCTGAATTTTGCTTAACTTCCGACCAAAACGAACCTATCAACACGTCGGCAGGAATAGTGCCTCCAAAACCATCTGAAGTAGATGTAGTTTGGTATATTTGTATTTTACGGTTGTATTGTCTAGCTAGCATTATATAAATCGTTTATTAATATCAATTACTTGCATCACACTTTCTGGAATCAAAGTTGTATTAACTTGCTTTTCACTTTCGTAATACCAAACTTTAATCATTTGTAATCCCGCTTGTATTAAATCATCAGGCACTTCATCAACTCCATAACCTACGTTTAAAGTCACTGTTTTAACATCAGGATAAATAGTAAATAAAGTAAAATCTACTTTGAAAGGTGTTGGATCGGTTACTATTGAATTTATAGGATAGTCATACACTTTAACTTGACAACTACCGTTATATACTTTCTCTTGTACAAACATAATGTGATTAGTTCGCTTTTCAATAAAACGCAATGCACCGTTAATCATTGAGGTTATTTCTAAATCCTCTCCATTAAAACCTAAATCCATTTTAAGATAGTCCTTTGCACGATCTAACGTTATAACATCTATGTAAGCCATTATTTATTCTTTTTATGTTTCACTTCATGCCATACCGCAAGTCCTTTTTTTACTGCTCTTTCGTTTCTTTCTTGCCCTAAATCTTGAATGCTATCTATTGGTAAATTGCATTTCTTTATGATTTTAATTTCCATAGTGTAAAATTTATTTATACAAATATAATAAAAAAAACCCTTGCATTACTACAAGGGTTAAAAAACCAAAAAACTATGAAATAAAAAACTATGCTACGTATTCAAATGTAGTATTATTTTTTAATTATGCAAACTAGGCGACATTGCCGAAATCTCCTAAGATAAACGCTGTTGGCATATCGATACCTAAAACAACTCTTTGCTCAATACGAGCAGTGATTAAGTTCTTAGTAACGTTATCAGCATCTTGTTCAAAGAATTCAACCGCCAATCCATCAACTGCAATTTTCTTAGCGTAAGACCAGTCACCCATTAAATACTTATCTACAGGCATCCATGATGCTTTGTAAACAGGTACTCCGTTGATTGCTAATCTACCGTTAACGAATGTTACGATACCTGGCAAAGAATAATCATTAGGTTTAGTAATTGCAATGTTAGCCCAATCTTTAGGGTTAAGTACAATTCCTGTTACATCGTAATCAATAGATTCCAAAGAACCCATGTCGTCAACCAATTGCTCTACGTCAACTGTTTTTGCAGTAGTCGAAGCAGTTGCAGCAGCAGCTAAAGCAGTGTAAAACTGTAAATTCTCAGCTTTGAAATAATCTCTACGTAATGCAGTAGGTAAAAATGATTGCAAGAATGGTAAATCCTGTGCCATTTGTTTACTGTAACGTGTGAAACCAGATAAGTAAGCAGCGTTAAATGTAACTGCTGTAAGGTCATAATCTTTTTGTGATTTACTTGCTCCCTCTGTTTGAGTAGAAATAGATCCCTCCGCACCTGTTTCACGGTAAATAACATAAATACCAGTTGCGCTGTTTACTGTTGGTACTAAATCAGAAAAGTTAATTTTTTGACTTGGAACAATTGAAACGCCATCTTGTACTGTTGCAACTGCTGAACCTGTTAGGTTTGTAGCAATAGTCATGTTTCCAACTGCTTTAGTCTCAATTCTTGCGCTTCTACCTTTAGTTACTTTTGATACTGAATCAAAATTATCTTTCAACTCAGCCTGTAGAATGGCATCATAAGATTTAGTTTCAGTTTCCGTTCCTTTTTCTTGAAGTTTCAAATCAAGTTTATCAGCGTGTGCTTGAATAGCTGTTAAATCAGATTTTAACGCTAATATATCAGCATCTTTTTCTGATTTCATTTTAGTTTCTAAAGCTTCAATAAGTCCTTTTACTTCTGCTGTTTGCTCAGTTGCTTTTGTTTCAACTTGTGCTTTAATGCCCTCTAAGGCTGTTTTAATTTCTAATGCTTCCATCTTGTTAAAGTGTGAAATTCGTTAATAATTTTAATGACTCTATTTGTAGCGGCTCATTATTTGGAGTGATTAAAATCGGCTCTTCGAGTGCTTTTTTTCCTAATTCGTAACTCTCTAATTGGAGTTGTTTTAATGCTATTTCAAGTTGCATAAATGTATCATCTGTAAAATTACCGCTTCTTACAGCTTTTAATATCAATGATACTTGGTCGTTTATTTCAACAACAGTTCTGCTTTTAAACCCAGTAAACGGAGTATTAGGATTAGATCCTAATGTTACATTTGAACCTTCAAATAATTTCATTTCTCTTAAAGACCGAATTCCTTTTGTGTCTTTTACAGCTTTTACAGACTGAAATCCAACAGAGTGCTCTTTTACTATCCCTAAAGAATATAATTCTATAAGGTCGTTTGAATAAGTTGTATTTGGGAGTGGGTTACTCTCAAACTTCAATCCTTTACTATCTTCAATCAAAGATGCAAATTTACCGTGTGGCTGTTCCCATTTATGTTGATTTAAAAAATAAATGTCTGATTTACGTTCAGTTATAGATTTCTGAAAAGCTCCTTTTTCAATAATATCATTGTCGTAATCTTTAGAATTAAATTCAGCTAAATAACCTGTAATAATTCTTTTTTTAGAATCAATATCCTGAACACCTCCTATAATACTTTTAAATTCCAAAAGTCCATCCATAATTTATCTTTTTATTATTAACATTCCATCAGCATCACGCTTAGGAATAAATGCAACCGTACATCTGCAATTAATTACATTACCTGGACTTGCTTTTATATCTCCAGGATATTGTATATTTTGACCTCCTACAAAAAAAGGCTTTTCTAAATCTTGTTTTACGCCATTCATATCTAAATGGTCAAAAGGCGTTATTCTTGTTCTATTATCTTGTACACTAATCCACATCTTTTCCATTACTAAATCACTTTCTTCGGCTGCTTTCATAGCTGCGAAATTACTTGCACTTGTAGTTTCAGTTCTAGCTATTCTTAACGCTTGCCACTTATAAAACGATTGCGATTTACTTATTAATGAATAAATTGCATTTTGTAAATCTACAATAGTTGTATTGTCTCCTAAACTATCTTTAATCGTTTTAATAATGTCACTAGCTAAAGTATCTCTTACGCTTGTAATCTTAACACCTCCATCTGTAGACAAAAATAGTAAAATTTCTCTTAACAATGCTTCATTAAATAAAACATTTGCTTTTTTGACTTTTTCAATCTCTTTATTAATTCTATTACCGTGAGTAATTCCTATTGTTTCGTATAGTTCACGGTACATTAAAAAAACCTTTTCTTTAGTAATATTTGATTGAATCGTTGCTTCGTAAGTGTTTAATGAAACGTTATTAAATGGAATACCACGTAACATATAACTTACGTGCTTTTGTACTATTCTATACGCTTTACGTTCGTATATTCTATGTAGTTTTAGGTAGTTCATTAAATATTTGCTTCATTCATTACCCCCTCGCTTACATCGTCAATCCTTTGAACATTGGTGGGCATCCAAACAACATTCATACCGTCATCTTCTAAAGTTTCATACCCGAACACGGTTCTTTTTTCATTAGGCGTAACAGGTATTAAATTCAATGCTTCGGCTTGTTTTTTCATGTCCTCCT